CTACGGCATTGATCTGCCCTTGGTCTCAAGCACGGTTATTCGCGACTCATGATCGTCGACCTTATCCTCTACCTCATCAATTCGGCCGTGGAGGCGCTTGTGCGCCTCCCGGCTATGTATCTCATGCCGCTCCAACGCTTTCGAGTTCTCCTTTACCGCAGCTGTCAGCGTGGCAATGGTGGAGTTGAGCCGGAGCATCGGCGTGACGATCGACGCGACGAGGCCAATGAGGGCTACTATAACACCGACGACCTGCCATTCCGTCATACTACTCCCCCCTCGGTTTCGGCGCATTGTAGCTCATCGCCTGCTGGCTGTCGCCCAGGCCCGCCGTTGTCGGGTCGTTCACGATTCCGAGTATGACGAGCACGGCAAACACCGCGTTTACCAGGTCGAGCAGTTTTGCCTCGATGCCCTCCAGCTCCAGCGTGAAGCCGAACACCGCTGCGATCGCCTGAACAAGCAGCAGCAACGCAGGGATAAGCGCCAGCCAGAAGGTCTTGCTGGCAAGCCTGATTTTCCAGTTTATCATTTCTTCTCACCTCCGTTCATTCTGTATAGCATGGTCCAAACCTGTCCCCGGGTAACAGGGTTGTCCGGGTTCTCGCCGTCGGTTATACCTGCGGCGATCGCCCACTGCCGGGCACGCTCAGCCTCGGTCAGCTCAGGCTCCTGGCCTGACGGCTGATTGAGGCCGTTCGCCGAAATTATGCCGGGGTAATCATAATAGGCCGCATCCAGATCCACACGTTTGGAGATTCCGGGTACGTTGCCGGTGTCGCTGTACTGCCAGATGCCTCCCGCCTGCGTGGGCTTGTCGTTGAGGTTAGGATTTGCCGGCCACATTGCGAGCCACACGTCATACTTTTTTGCGAGATCCGGGTCAAAATACCGTTTGAGGTAGTCGATGTTGGTGTAGAGCATCGCGTAATAGCGTGCAGCCTCGATATCCTCGAGGAATGCCCGTGCGAAGCTGCTGGCCATTTCTCTCGTAATCTCAATGCCCAGTTTTGCGGCGTTGTTCACGCTGTCATACTCGAAGTCGAAGGCAACGGGATAGTCGAGCTTGTAGGGGGCTATGGCCTCGAGACAGTATTTCGCCTCGTTGTGGGCTAACTCTTCCGTGTATGCGTATGAGAACCAGTAGACCCCGCAGGGGATGCCGAGGCGGTTGCACTCGCTGATGTTTCGCTTAAACTCCGGGTCTACTCTATTTCGGCCTGAGCCGGCTTTTATCATGGCGAACTCGATACCCGCCGCCTTGATCTTATTCCAGTCGATAGTCCCCTGCCATTCGGATACGTCGATGCCCTTTTTGTATGTAGCCGTGGTATCGTCCTCCTTGTCGTCCGTGCCATCTTCCGCAAACCAGAGCAGAAGATACGAGTATATGTCGCGCCCGTTACCCTTCTGGTACGTCTTTCCGTCGTAGCACTGGCTCGAGCCGGAGCCGTCGAGTACCATGCCGTCCACGATGCCGAGGCTCTGCATACGCTCAACTATGCCGTCGAGCGTGTAGCCGCTGGTCGTTACTTCGACCGTCCAGCGCCCCGCTGCATCGACGCCAAACCATGTGCGAAGCGTAGAGAGCGTGACGTTGGACTGCTGCTGCTTGATTACATCGTCGCGCTTCTTGCCACCGACGAGCAGGGGCAACGTGGAGAGGTAATTGTCATTGTCGTCCATCGTTGAGACCATGACGGGTATCTGCCCAGAGTTCCAACCGAAGCCCCAGTCCATCCACTCCTCAGTAGATAGCACGGTGCCGTTGACTTTGTAATTGCCGCAGGGGGTAACGGGCTTTGTGTTGTACCAGTGCCCGTTCGTGACTATGAGCTTGCCGGGGTATTTGCCTTTGTACGCCTCGTAGACTGCCTTGACGTTGGTGTATGGCTTGGTATGGTCGTCGTAGATCTCGGCTCGCAGCAGCTTGCCTGTATATATCATGCCGTGGCTCCTCTCTGTCTTATGATTTCAAGATTGCGCCGCAGCCGCTCATCATCCGGAGCAAGGCGCAGCGCAGTCCCGGCGGCGGCCTCGGCCCCGGCGTAATCCTTGAGCTGCCAGCTAGCTATGGCCAGCAGGTCGTGCGGCTCTGCGCCCCAGGCCTCAGGCTCGGTCATGTAGTTGTTGTCGCGCTTGGCGATGCCCAGCGTCCGAGCCGCCCAGTAGCGGCACAGGGGCCAGTCCGAGCGCCGGTAGTAGAGCAGCGAGAGTGCATAAGGCGCCTCACGCTGGCCCGGAGCCTCATCCGCCGCTCGCTCGAGCCAGTGTACCGCGCTCTGCCAATCGCCCAGGGCCTCGCAGCAGCGGGCTATGTAGCGCATACTCGCCGCCCGCTCGGCCTTCCATGTAGCCGAGGGCATCGCCAGATGCCGCATGAGCGTCTCTATGGCTTTGCCCCACATTTGATGGAACATATACTCCCGCCCGAGGTAGTGCATGTTGCGATCGTCATCCGGATTCTCGGCGACGGAGAGCTCGAGCAGTGGGAGATACTGCCCCCGGCTCTTGTGCTCGTCCGGCCAGTGCTCCACGCGCAGTTCCGGGATGGTGATGCAGCTCTCCGGGGCGTCGGCAGTCAGCACCTCATGTACCGGGTGCGTCCAGCGATAGCCGTGCCGGGCGTGGATCTTGTCCGCGTAGAACACCACGCCGTCGCCTCCGCCGGACGTGTGGCTCCAAACGTAGGTATACCGCGCCCGCGTAGTGCCGGGCGTCCAGGCCGCCTCCAGCGCCTCGCGCCAGCCGGGGCAGAGCACTTCGTCGAGGTCGAGGCATATGCACACGTCCGCGTCCTCCGGCAGCATCTCGAGCGAGGCGTTGCGCGCGATGTCGAATCGCCAGGGCGTGATAGTCTGCTCGTACACGGTGGCCCCCAGCGCGCGCAGCCGCTCCGGTGTCCCGTCCGTGCTGCCCGTGTCAAGCACATACACGCCGTCCGCCTCGGCGCAGAAGGCCAAGAACCGCTTGGTAAATTGTGCCTCGTTTTTGCAAATAGCGTAGATGATGATTTTCATGTAGTTACCTCAAGCCCAGCAGCTCTTTCAAGTCCTGTTGTATTCCGTTAAGGACTCCTGTGTCCGTAGTCTCATCGTACCAATTAGCACAAGCCTCCGCGCGGACTCGTGCATCTGCGTTAATCGCGATAGCTTCTTTTAATGGCAGTTCATTTTTTCGCATTGCAATAAGCGCTTCGCGCATATCGCCGCTTGCGCGAATAACGTCTGCGAACGACTCTCCCGCTGCGTATTTCGACAGCATGTCGTAGTAGTGGGTGCTGTACGCAAGTCTCTTTGGAAAGCGGGGGTAATAGTGCTCTGGGTGCTCAGATAAGCCGTGTGCCGTTCTAATATGCAATTCCCATACGCGTTTTTTTGAAGCTCGTACAACAGATTCCCGGTTTTCGGTTAGATACTCCGATAACGCCCCCGGAGTGTTTATCTCAAAGGGGAACCACCACTGGATGTAAAGGGGCGTCTCCCGCTGGAGCATGGCACGGTCGACAAATTCTTCGCGCGGTACTTGTATTATATGCTTTTCTCCATCGTGCCCAGTGGTGTTCCACGAATCCGCTATACGGCAAACATCAATGTCGCTGCCTTCGAGTTCTAAGCCGTACGCCCGTGAACCGGCAATGCACTCGTAATATATCATCCGTGTCTCTCGTACACGTCCAGCGTGTACGGCTTCCCCACCCAGTTAAGGGATGGGTTAACAGTCCAAAACCAGTCTTGAGGGACGGTGGGATTTCCCGAGCTGCCTCCGCGCACCAAGTCGCCAAAATCCTTGGGTGTTATTGAACCGCTGCTGGTGATATACTGCCCAGAGGGGCTTGCCAAAACCATTGGGACATAGTGAGAACCATAGTCATTCACTGTAATGATGGCCGCCGCAAATGTGTCATCAAATATTCGCTGGTCCACGTCGTGCATAATGACCACTTCGCCCATGGCGGATATTGTTCCGCTGGTTGTGGTTCGCGTGTACCCTTTGAATCCGCCCCCTATTTCAAATATCTTGTTCGCGTACTCTCTAAAAGTGGTGTCGTCTGATACACTCACATTCTTTGCATTAATGGCCTGTTTGATTGCCTCCTTAGTCCCTTGCAAGTAAGCAAACTTTTCAGCGACGGTTCCCATCAGACCACCTCTCCGTTTATTGCATCTAGCAGGTCATTTACGCCTCCAATTAAACCGTCAACATAGCCCTTAGTGGCGGCGTCGTATTCAGACTGTGGGGTATTTATGTGCGTCAGAATTACCGGTTCATCTCCCGCCAGACCGTAAAAAGCCAACACCGGTGTATGGTCATCGCTGCTCTCCGCCGTGATATGCGTGCCACCGAAACCCTCCACGAAGCTAACCCCGTTAGAACCCAGCTGCACGACCACATTACCGTCGCCATCCAAAACATCAAACGAGTACGCCTCGGGCATTTTGATTGCTCCCTGCATGATTCCACCATCAAGCGGGAGGAACGGTGCACCACCAAGTGTCGCAAGCGCGGCGCTAAACTCAGCCTCAGTGCCGGTGTAGCCAGCATCAATAGCTGCCTGATACGCGCTTTTGCCTGTGGGACCCGTCGTTCCTGCGGCTCCGGTGGCGCCCGTCGGGCCTGTGGGGCCGATTTCGCCGGTCGCGCCCTGCGCGCCCTGGTCGCCCTTCGGCCCGGTCGGGCCGGTAGGCCCTGTCGCTCCGGCAGCTCCGGAGGCGCCGGTCGGACCCGTGGGGCCGACTTCTCCGGCTGCACCCTGTATGCCCTGGTCTCCCTTTGGCCCGGTCGGGCCGGTGGGGCCCGTCGCTCCTGCGGCTCCGGAGGCGCCCGTCGGGCCCGTGGGGCCGATTTCACCATCTGCACCCTGTATGCCCTGCTCGCCCTTTGGCCCGGTCGGGCCTGTAGGACCTGTAGCTCCTGCGGCTCCGGAGGCGCCTGTCGGACCCGTGGGGCCGATCTCGCCGGACGCACCCTGTGCTCCTTGGTCGCCCTTCGGCCCGGTCGGGCCTGTAGGACCTGTAGCTCCTGCAGCTCCGGAGGCGCCCGTCGGGCCCGTGGGGCCGATTTCACCGGCTGCACCCTGCGCGCCCTGGTCGCCTTTCGGCCCGGTCGGGCCGGTGGGGCCCGTTGCTCCTGCAGCTCCTGCGGCGCCTGTCGGACCCGTGGGGCCGATTTCGCCGGACGCACCCTGTGCTCCTTGGTCGCCCTTCGGCCCGGTCGGGCCTGTAGGACCTGTAGCTCCTGCAGCTCCTGCGGCACCCGTCGGACCTGTGGGGCCGATCTCACCGGCTGCGCCCTGCGCGCCCTGGTCTCCCTTCGGACCGGTCGGACCGGTAGGGCCCGTTGCTCCTGCAGCTCCGGCGGCGCCCGTCGGACCCGTGGGGCCGATCTCACCGGCTGCGCCTTGCGCGCCCTGGTCGCCCTTCGGCCCGGTCGGGCCGGTAGGGCCTGTCGCTCCTGCGGCGCCGGCGGCGCCCGTCGGGCCCGTGGGGCCGATCTCTCCGGTCGCGCCCTGCGCGCCCTGGTCACCCTTTGGCCCGGTCGGACCGGTGGGACCTGTCGCTCCTGCGGCTCCTGCGGCGCCCGTCGGGCCCGTGGGGCCGATCTCACCGGCTGCGCCCTGCGCGCCCTGGTCACCCTTCGGGCCGGTGGGGCCAGGTACGGTGCTGGGAGCGCCTTGCGGCCCAGTCGGGCCAGCTGGGCCCTGAATAGGCCCGTTATTGACCCAGCCTGCATCGCTCCATATGTATATGTCATAAGGTTCTGCGCTGCCTACACCGTAGGCGTCGCCTATTGAGGGGTTCAGCACCCCGCTCTGAAGATCTCCGAGCGTTATGAAATAACCGAGAATACGAAATCCGTTGCCTTGCGGCCCAGCAGGCCCCGTCGGGCCTGTCGGACCCGTGGGGCCGGTTGCTCCCGCTGCTCCCGGAGAGCCCGTCGGACCGGTTGGGCCAATCTCGCCGGTCGCGCCCTGCTCGCCTTGGTCGCCCTTCGGTCCAGTTGGGCCGGTGGGTCCGGTCGCTCCGTCTGCTCCGGAGGCACCCGTCGGCCCGGTCGGGCCGATCTCGCCAGCAGCGCCCCGGTCACCCTGGTCGCCCTTCGGCCCGGTCGGACCTGTGGGACCAGCTGCTCCGTCTGATCCGGGAGCACCCGTCGGCCCGGTCGGGCCGATCTCACCGGCAGCGCCCCGGTCGCCCTGATTGCCCTTCGGTCCGGTTGGACCTGTGGGGCCTGTAGCTCCGGCCGCCCCGGGGGCACCCGTCGGCCCGGTGGGGCCGATCTCGCCGGCCGCGCCATTCTCGCCCGGCTCACCTTTCGGCCCAGTTGGTCCCGTCGGACCAGTGGGACCTCCGGACGGGCCAGTCGGGCCTGTGGGACCGGGGACGCCCGCCGCGAGCACTCCTGTATCGATGTACAGTCCATTGTCGGGATCCCATGTCAGCCAAGTCTGTGCAGCTGATATCATCGGCTGATGCACAGCGGCGCTCTCTGCGCGGTCTGCCGCCGCCTCTGCACGTTTAGCGTCATTGCCGGCTGTGGTGACCCAATCCGGCGCAGGGGCCGGCGGAGGCACCACAGGGGCGCCCAGGGCCCGGCTGGTGGCCGTGTTGATAATGGCAGACTTGCAGATCACATCGTCAAGATACAGCCGTACCTCAAGCATCCCGGTGCCGGGCACGGCCAGGTCGGAGCTGTTAGGCAGCCATGTTATGACCTGCTCGCTGGAATTGACGATAACCGGATATACCTGGCCGTCCGGCCTGCGGAACACCACCGACACAGATGCGCCAGGCAGCTCCGAAAGCCAGGCTGAGACGTCGATGTTCAGTTCCCGGTATAGGTTTTCGCCCATGCGGCCAATCTCCACATAGCCGAGGGGCGGATTACATACGTTGATGGTCAATGTGAGCCTCCTATTTAATCAGCCCTAGCTTATTCTTCAGAATGCCTATGAGATTATTAAGCGCATAGAGATAGTTGTTGGCAGTTACAGACGTATACGACATGTTGTTCGAGCTGAGCGACAGCGTCTGCCGGGCTATCGGCGTCTGGCCATAAAAACCCAACGTGCCGGAACTGCCGCATATGCGGCTCGCGCCGTCGCCTGTATATATTCCGTACCAAGGGACCGAGCTGGTGCCGAGATAATACGGATATGTACGAGACCCGGCCGTGTGAGGCACAAATGCCCGGCTGGAGTTAAGCTCGGCATAATTCGTTGTGCCCTGGTACAGACGGGACACCGTCGGGTTCCCCCACTCGAGCGCATAGTTTGACGTGCTGGCCTTGATCAGCGCCTGTCCGACATTTCCGCCTGTCGGGATGTGGTTTTCAGGAGCATCTGCCCACGTGAGGGCATAGTCGGCAGAGCCGTTCTTCACGAGTATCTGACCATCACTTCCACCGGTAGGGATCCGTTCGGTCGGGCCATCTACCCATTTGAGTGCGCGCGAGACGGAGCCGTTTTTCGCCAGCAGCTGGCCGTTGCTGCCACCGTCTGGGATGTGGTCGACGGGAGTGTCTGCCCATTTGAGGGCATAGTCGGTTGACCCGTCTTTGACGAGCATCTGACCGCTGCTTCCGCCTGAAGGTATATAGTTCTTAGGCGCTGCTGTCCACTCCACATCGAAGGGTTCATTCGTGCGTTTGGACAGCAGCTGCCCTTTTGTCCCTCCTGTGGGTATGCCCTTCATGTCAGCCCACTTTGAGGCGATACCCTCATTACCGTCCTTGGTCAGCACCTGGCCATCCGTTCCGCCGGCCGGCAGAATGGCATCGGCGTTGGGGTTGCCCACCGGATACTCAACGACATAGGTGCCTGAGTCTTTGATTATGCGAACTCGCTGTCCGGGGGCAAAGATGCAGAACGAATTGCACTTATAATGCTTTTCCGACGCGGTCTCCTCGCCGTCGAATATCAGCGTTATTCCGTCGTCGTAGATCTGGTCAATAGTCGCAAATGAGTACGAGAGATCTTCACTGCTCATATCAACACCACCTGTCTGAGAGTGTGCGACATCGTCTGTCCTCCGGAGAGAGTCAGGTACCAGCCGGTCTCCTGATAGATCCCGCTCAGCTCCGTCCGGCTTATGGCCACTACGTCGCCCACGCCGTGTCCAGGCTCCGCCAGCGTCGTCACCGTGACGGTCTTACTGGTAAGCATGCTCTCAAAAGCAAGGTGCTCAGCATAGCGCTGCAGCTCCTCCTGGGACGCTATATTGTCCAGCTGCACGACTGTGGGTATGCGCCGCCGGCGGCGCACGGTGGACAGCGCCGACATAGGATTGTCATTGACCGCTGTCGCCGTCATCGGCTCCTCGAGATCCGGATTGGATACCGTGCAGATAAAGACGTTTGGCGCGTCATAGATGTCGAGCTCTGACTCGCTGTCGGGCATCAGCACCGACAGCGGCGTCCCGTCCGTGTATGTGTGTGCAATACGCTCTGCGCTGGGCTCCTGGCGCGGCTGGAGCACGGCTGTGCCGCGCGGGTCGAACCAGATATCGTTGTAATTGATCTCGGCCAGCAGAGTATTGATAATGGTCAGGTAGGGAGTGCCTATCGCCCAGTCCTCACGGTCGGTGGCGAGGGTCAGAGCACTCGGCGTCTCCATGACCATGCCTATGCCGGCAGAGACCAGCAGCTGCTTGACCGCGTCGAGGTATTTCGTACCCGCGGACCAGTGCAGCAGCGTCTCGGTCTTGGCCTGCTGCAGCTTGACGCCGCGGTCATAGGCCTCCACGCGGTCGAGGTCCGCGCCGTAGCCTTTTGAGGACGTTGTGACCGTGCCAGGCACAAACACGCCGATGGGCGTCTCCACGCCGTCGATTATGAGCACAGGCTGAAGTTCATCATTGAGGTAGTCGATCTCGCCGGTGTGGAGAAACACGCCGGCGAGACTTGTTTTGATAGCAGATGCCGAATCGGCCATGACCGAAGGCGGGGACGACTGCGGGAACGGCAGAGAGCCGCAGCGCACACCGTCCCGAAGAATGTCCACCCGAGCCGAGATATGTCTAATCATAGGTGACCTCCTCGACATAGTTGACCCGCTGTATCGAGAAGCTGAGGGAATCGAAGAAACGCAAACTCTGTTTGTCCAAGGCCTCGAGCACACCGATGGCACAGTTGCCGCGCCGGTCTTTGACGCACACCAGAGAGCCCTGGAGCGCCTCCAGCTCTGCTGATTCTGCCGGAGACGCGAACGCGCATTGCACTGACATTGTGGCGGAAGTCCACTCTGAGATCTCGGCGGACGGGTACTCGGCTCCGGGCAGATACTGATAGTTCACGGTGCGGCTCGTATTGAGCGATGTGCGCCGGTCGGATGTATCGGCGTATCGCAGCCGCAGCCACTTTGCATTAGGCACCGGAGATATGCACACGGTTTCGCAGGTGGAGGCTGCTGTCACGGCGTTGGAGAGGCCATACTGGTCTGTGGCCGTGAACACTCCCCGCACTGTGTAGGCATGGCTGCCAGAGCAGAAATTGTCCGTATAGCTCTGCTCCGTGGTTTTGGCAATGGGGCGTCCATCTCGCAGCACATAGTAGGCATCATACCCGCTCGATGTCCAGCGCAGGGACACCGCGACGCCGTCGGCCGCTGTAAGGGCGATAGTCTCTCCCGCGGCGTTGCTTACCTGGACGGAGCATGATCCCCACGGGCTCCAGAGGTTGTACTTGTTGCACACTCGAACCTTTGCCGTATATGTGCCGTCCGGGAGGTAGTCGGGCAGCCGCCAGCCCTTTGCCAGGCCGTAAACTATACCGCTGCTTATGCCAGCGACAACTGCCTCCCACGCCTGCTGGTCCGTAGACTGCCAGGATATGCTCACCCGCGGTGCACTGCCGCTTGTGACCTGCACCACAGGGGCCGGCGGCGCAGCCACGACGATGATCTCGGCCGGGTCGCTCCAGTCGCCCGCGGTACTGTCGGTGTTATACGTCCGGACGCGCCAGAACACAGAGCCGGAGGAGAAGGTGTTGGCCGGGACAGTGTACTCCGTCGAATCTCCAGAAACGTGACCCAGCGCCTGCCATAACCCGTCCCCTGTGTGATACTGGAGGTCCGCGGCTGTCTGGGCCGTGCTCGTTGCGATGTTGTGTGCCCAGGAGAATTTGCAGGGAGCAGAGCCGTCGACCATGGTGCTCACCGGCGATATCGGCACAGCCTCTGGCAGGGCTTCCACGGTGCTGAGCGTGTACCAGTCAGAAACATGCGTTTGTCCCGTGTTAGTTGTAACCTCTATGCTCCACTCAATTTCATCGGCTGAGAAGGTACCGGCCGGCACCTCACATTGCTGCAAAGCACCGCAGTCTATGCTGTTGACGGTGCCTGAGCCTTTCTCTCTCCAACGAAAAACACCAGCCGTTTGCTTAATTTCACCAAAGCAAAACTGAAACTCCTCAAGCTGAACCCTCCATGAAAAAACCGTTGGGAACCCTTTGGGTACATAGCCGGAAGTCGGAGAAATGTCTGTAAGCTCGCTTCTTGCGTCAACATAGTAGGTAACTTCAATATAGGGAGGGTTGGAGCTTTTTGGCGTCCAAACGGCAAGTGGGCCAGACGCATTGAAGAAATATCCACTAATAGATAGCGGCTTTGTAAGAAGGTCACGATAGTCGGACGTGTAAACTAACGCAGGCAACCAATCCGTCCACGGGCCGACTTCATCGAACACAGCTGAAGCGATACCACTGCCATTGCCAGGCATATTATTGTAAGTCAGGGAAGCAAAGTCTAAGTCATCGTTCTCTGCCGCCACGTTTATCCGACAATCAAAAAATAGCCGAGAATCAACACCATCAAGCCTATAGTATCCCACAAGCGATGCGCGCTCTATGCTCTTGTACCACAGGCTTTCCGGCAATGGCTCAAAACGCACAAATAGCATTCCCCGCAGGTCTTGCATAGTACTCAAGGTAACAACATCACTTGTGCGATCATTTGAATATGCGTTTCCATTGCTTACGAATACCCAGTCCACCGGGTTCAAGCGATAGGTCGCCATTAATCAACCTCCTCTGCAGGCATCATTCGGGTTTTGCGCCTGCGGTCGCGGGCCAGGCGGGCTATGTCGCTGAGCTCGGAGATCTCCCGCAGGCTCAGAGTGACATAGTATACATCGCCGGTGCTGCGGGCCGACTCCTGGGCGCTATGGATGACGGAGCCGCGCGGAAGAAACACGCGCTCCGGACCGTTCTCGCCGACCCAGGTGACGCCTCCGGGGAAGTTCCAGTCTCCGGAGGCGTTGTACATGGACTGGAATACACGGGTTGTCGCGTTGTCTCCTCCGAACAGAGTTCCGCCTATGGCACGCCAGTCCTCTACAGCTCCGGAGAAATCCAGCTTTAGCAGGTTTATTATTGAGGAAACCGCCAATTCAATTACCTTTATTCCATCAGCAATGCCAGCGATAACTAACGCAATACCATAGAACACGGGCGAACAGGCCTTAAGTATTTCGCCCAGATTGTCGAATGCCGGGCTGAGCGCGGTGACGAGCTCCAGCAAGGAGCCAAACACGGTAACCAGACCGCTTGCAGCGAAATCTTCCTCTATTCCCTTTATTCCCTCACTTGTTTTTTCATAGAATTCCTGTAGCGCGGGTGTAAATTTCAGCGCCATTGAATTTGCGCCAGATTCAAACCTAGCCTCTACACGGTGCATTTCATCATCGAGGCCTGCCAACGTTTCAAGCTGCACATCAGTCAGGATGTCTTTAACATCTGAAGCTTCATCGTAAAAAGCTTGAAAGGCGTCTGTTCCCTGGACAATCAGCGGGTTCAGGTCCTGGGCAGACCGGCCGAAGATCTCCATGGACACCGCGTCGCGCTGGGTAGCGTTCTCAATCTGGCCGAGTACGTCTATGACCTCCAGGAAAACTTCCTGGGCGTCACGAAGGCTGCCGTCGGCATTCATAACCTCGATGCCCAACTGATTCCAGGTAGCTGCGGCTGTCTCAGAGCCGCTCTGTACATCGGCCATGCTCCGGATCATCTTGGCCTGGGAGCTGGCCACGGTATCAAAGGACACGCCTATCATGTCGCAGGCGTACTGATACCGCTGCACAGCCTCAGTGGACAGGCCTGTCTGCATGGCTACGTCCTGGATCTCGCCGGCTGCGGCAGCCTGCTCAAGAGTGAGATTCGCAAGCGCCTTTTCAACCTCAACGATTGCAGCCGCGGCAGCTGCGAAGGCGCCGATAAGCAGAGCCAGCTCGCCGCCGAGCGAGACCATGGAATTGAGCGTGCTCGTAGCGCCTTCGGGGAGGTTAACACCGAGCTTGCCGGTCAGGTCGTTCAGAACGTCGCCGAGGCCCTTGCCGCTGCCAATCGTATCGTCAAACCCCTCGTCTAAGTCGGCGAGATCCTCATTGTTTTTTTCCATTGCGTCAGAATTTGCCTTCAGCTCGCGTTCCATCTTCACGAGCTCCGCCTGTGCGTTATTGAGTGAGGTCTGCCAGCGTTTTGTACGGGCATCTGCCTCTCCATAACGCTCTGCGCTGTTTTTCAGTGCAGCCTGCAGGGCCTCGACCTTCTCTTTCTGTGTGAGTATCTGTCTGGAAAGGACATCGCTGCTCGCAGTAAGCGCCTCGACGCTCTTATCATTATTTTTAAACTGTTCAGAGACCAGCTTCATTTCAGAGTTGAGCACTCTGAGCGAGGCGTTTATCTCAGATACCGCCGCCTTATATTCTTTCTCTCCGTCGAGTTCGAATCTGGTCTTGATGGGCTGCGTGGCCACGCTTAACCACCCCCTCCGAGTAAATAGGCTGACAACGACTTCTGCGGCTTGTCCTCGCGATGCAGTGGCCTCCGGGGCGCGGCAGCATGCAGCAGAGCCGCAACGCGCGCAGGTGTTGCGGTGCGCCAAAAGGACCTCTCGTCGAGCTTCAGGACGCTCATCCAGGCATACAGGTACCAGGCGAAGTCGATACTGCGCGACTCCGGCTCCGCCTGGTCAGTCAGTTTTTTGGTGCGTCCTCCTCTGGGAAGAGTTCTGTGTCGGCAGACATGGCTTTTCTCACAAGCCGCATGACAATCGCCTTGACCTCGCCCATCCGTGCGGGTGCGAGCATGCGCCCCACCTGGCGAGAGGTATAGCGAACCTCTATCCCCTGCTCATCAGCGGAATCATTGAGCATGGCCGCGAGGAATTCCATCAGAGATCGGACGCTGGACTTACTTGACAGCGCCTCGATGATTTCCCCGCCGAAGGCATCCTGGACATCGGCCAGGACGTTCATGTTGCAGCAAAGCTGAAAGGTGTGCCCGTCAAATTCAAACGGCACACGCTCAAGGCGCATATCTATCATGCCTGGGACCCTCCGAGCGCCCCATCGACCCACTTCTTGGCGTTCTCGACAGTATCGACGGTCACGACGTCGACCAGGTTTTGCGTGGAGGAGTGGTCTGCCATGAACTCGCCAGTCGTCGTGGGCGTCTGGAATGTAAGGCTGTCGCCCTTTGTCTTGTATACCATAGCCGGAAGGCCGAATATGATGCGCCGCACAAACACACAGGTGTATTTGAGCTCGCCGTCGATCATGTCGGGAGCATAGAACGCGCAGCCTACAGCGGACGGCTCGTCTGCGCCTGTGTAGGCAAGCCCTTTCGCGGCCGGCTCGAGACCGGAAACGGTTATCGAAGAATCCTTTGCTCCGAACATCATTTTCTGGGCTTCAGCTGGTATGTATTTGGTCGCGACACTCATAGTACCGCCGGTGATGAGCTTCATAAATTCAGAGAGCACGCCCTCAGCATAGAGACGGCCCTCGGCATATTTGAACTGCAGGTTCACATCCATGGCGTCACCGATGGTGGTCACATCTGAGTATGAGATGGTCCCGCTTGTATTTTTGTACTTGCCGATTTTGATATATCTCAGGTCAAATGCGGGCATTATATCAGTCCTTTCTCGTGCAATATCGTGTTTGCCGCGTCCTCACAGGCGCGGATCATCTTAGGGGTGGCAGACAGTATGGCGGCGTTCCAGAAATGCGAACCGGGAATGTAGCCGTAGGCCTTTTTGCGCCCGTAGTTCAGGACAAAGCCCTTGACCGCGTTCTTTACGCCCTTCTCGTCCCTGCCCTTAATGGACATGGATACGCTGTGGACTCCGTCCTTTGTGTCGACCTTTCTGTAGTAGGTGACATTGTCGCGCATGGCACCGGTATCAATATGCCCGGCGCGCACCAAGGCGCTCCGGGCCTCTTTCACAAATATCTCGGCGCCGGCGTACAGGATCTTCTTGGTGTTCTCCTCATCGTACAGGCCGTTGTCCTCGAGCTGACGTATCAGCTCCGGCAAGGCGCTCTCTGAATACTGAAAACTAGCCATACAGCGCCCCCGCAGCTATGGCCGTCAAGCTCGCCTGGGACTGGCGCTTGTCGTCTGAGTACTGCACGGCATCCAGCGTGGCGATCCAGCCGGCAGCCTCGAGCGCAGCCTTCACCTTTTTCATCAGCGGCACATAGCTCCCGCCGGTGAAGATGTCCACGGCATAGGCCACACCCGTCTCCGCCTCCACACCTTCGGCGTATATCTGCCCGGTCTGCCCTATGCACTGATAGGTCACAAAGGCGTCCTCAGTCCCTCTGTACGGAACCGAGGACACAGGCGCTCCAATGTCCGCAAGGGCTTCAGCTATCGGTATCATGCTTTGCCTCCTCAACCGGGAACACCGTCTCAGACAGTCTGAGCGACAGCAGCTGCACAGGCAGCCCGTCGGAGTTTTGCTTGCGCTGGATCTGCACTATGCGATACTGGGCCCCGTCGACCAGGCAAAACTGCTCAGCGCTTATCGGCGCCGGCCACATCTCGGCGGCAATGTCCACGCGCTCACCTGCCTGCAGCGCGGCGTAGTATCGTGTCACGCCGACGGTGGATTCGCCGAAGTAATAGCTCCGACCCGGGCGCAGGCAGCGGGGCTCGGCCTCAGCATCGAGTGTGCAGACAGTCAGCACGCGGTCATAGATCATGCGCTGCCACCTGCCTGAGCGATCTTGCGGTCATTGAGCTCCGCCCGGATCATGCGGGGCATGCCCGAGGCGTCCGGGTTTGCCCGCCGGCGATATATCCAGGCGGCATACATGGAGAGTAGCGCGTCATCCTCAGGGGCGTCCGGATTAAGCCGGACGCCCTCTCTCGATATCGCCGCATGAGCCATTGACAGGTAGTGGTCAAGCTGCACCTCCTGCTCGGGCGTGGGATGCAGCAGGCCGAGATCGGTCTGCAAAAGGATCCTCTGGTTTGCCGTAGGCGTCACTCGGCCCACCTCCTTTTAGTTAGCAGCGTCCGTGGCGAATGTTACGGTCTTCGTCGGCGCCGTGTTCGCATAGTTGAGCAGTACAAAGGCCTCTCCGCGCACAGGCTTACCGTCATAGCGCTGGGTGCCCTTAAACACCGTACAGTCATCCAGGAACATAGGGATGTCCGAGTAAGCGATCTTCGCACCGCTCCGCTCGGCAATGACCTCCAGCGTCAGATATCCGCCCGCAATGTCGTTATCAGCCATGAACTCGAGCTCTACGATTTCGCCGCCTATAACCGGCATGACATTGGAAACACCGGACATAAGTGCTGCGGAGCTATTGAACTCAAGGCAGCGGCAAATGAGGTCCATATGGGTCTTTCTGTTCATGACCCACACAGGAGCACCAGTTGCGTAGTTAGGCTTTGCGGTTCCCAGAGCAGCCAACAGAGGCGAGAAGAACTCCTTACCAGTGCTTGCCGCCAGGTCAAGCGTCAGAATGTTGGTGGTTGACAGGTTTGTAAAAGCACCCTGATTCTTGCCCCACCATGCAGGCTGCGAATCGGCAGCCAGACGCGTGACAAAGCCCACGGGCATTTTTGTTCCGGTACCGTACACGATTGCCTTATCAAGTGCAAGACCTATAGCCTGCCCAAGATAGTCAATGATTGTGGCCAGAAGCTGGAGATCCGAGTCATCCTCAAGGCTGCTGTTAGGCACGGACACATAGCCGCCAACTTTGTATTCATCCAGTTCTACCTGTGTAAAGGTTATGGTGAGCTCATTGACAGCACCAACCGCCTCCGTCCATATCCCTTCCGGGATTGCTCCGGCAACGTTTTGACGTCCTTTCCCGGATATCGGGCGAAGCGTAACAAACCTAATCAGCTTTGAATAGCGATCAACGCCGTCGCGCAGCACGCCCATCAGAATGTCGGGAACACCGAGCTCGGCGCCGGTCACGGAGGATGCAGCGCGGCGAAAGCCGCGGACACGAGTCAGGAACTCTTTTACGTCCTCTCGGGTAACAAGCGCCGTGCGCTGTTCAAGAGTCTCGCCCAGGGCACGTATCGCCCTGGCATTGGTCGATATATTCGCCACAGAATCACTCCTTTTCTTCACATCTGCGCCGGGCTCGGCGCTTCTTGCGGCCTTGCCGGCCGTTTCGATTTCCGCGATCTGCCTCTCCAGCTCGGCGATCTCGCCTGATATGCGGGTCTGCTCGCTCGCGTTGGTTTCCCGCGTCTGCTCGAATTCGCTTACAAGCGTTTCCACGACTCCGCGCTCCTCATCAGTCGCGGCCTCGTTTATCGCCTGTTCAAGCTCCGCCTCGCGAGCCTCGAAGCTGGATGCGGCGGTACGCAGCTGCTCCAGCTCGGCCTGCAGGGGCTCGATCCTCTTGCGGAGAACGAGTACTTTAAGTGCCATTGCTACCTCCTAATCTTCGTCTCATTTCAGCGCGCCAAAGCTCCAGGCGGCGCCGGTTGATGGTCTCCAGGTCCCTGCGCCTGGCTTCTATGCCAGTGTCCTCATACGCCGGGAACGTGCAGGGGCTGACCTCGTAGAGAGGCCTAATCTTCTCAATCTCCCAGCGATATTTGCCGGCGCCCAGCTCGATAAAACGCTCGGACTCGATTTCAAAGCCAATCGAACACTGGCTCACGTCTCCGCGCTTAACGCGGGCATAGAGGTCCATCGCCGCTCGGTCTTCCTGATTGATGGTTATGCGCCCCCACAGGCCTCTGGAGTCTTGCTTCAAGGTCATAGTGCCGGCGCGGGTGCGACCAAGGACGAGGTCTGTATTGTGGTTTACCAGCGCTCGCACGTCACCGGACACAGATTCGTCAAAAGCGCCGGGCAGTATAATCTCCGTTGCACCCGGCCAAAACTCGTAAGGGCTGTTGAAAACGGCAAAGTATCCCTCGATATAGAGTTCAACTCCCTCCTCGCGCGTGGAATACTCGACCGGCAGGCAGCGGCGTTCCATGTTAGTTCTATTGGCTGCGGGCATATCAGTCCTCCTCACTTTGCAGCTTTTTCTGATTGCCGATCATGCCGGCGGGGATATAGTTCTCCAGGATAACGCGCTCATCCAAGCCGGGCTCCGGCGGCAGGTCAAGCCAGTCGCGGACCTCGTTGCCCGTCATTATGCCGCGGACATACTGATCGTCGCCGACCGAGGCCAGTGTCTTGAGGTCGTAGGCGTACAGTCTGCGGGTGTTGAACTTCCAGTACCAGCGCTCGGAGATCAGGAGCTTCTTAGTAAGCTCCTGTGCGATGCCGTTCGCTATCGGCTGGGCAGTCGTGCGGATAAAGTTGTTGTACGCCGCCTCGCTGTACTCCCCCACGCCGAGGAAATACGGCGGTACCCGTATTGCAGCCGCGACGCAGCGCTTGTCCATCTCCACGCTGGACGATATCGCAATGTCGGCCAGGGACAGCGGTTTGACCGTGACAACGTCCATGAGCTCCGCGGGGATCATCCAGGGCTCGCCGGCGCGCTGTGTCTGTAGGTACTCACTCATCAATTTTGCGCGACCGGTTGGGTCTCTGAGTTCCTCGGAATTAGAGTCCACCTTGATAATCACGCTCGGCATCCACTTTGAGGACATAAATGCGTTGGTGGTCGCCGCAGCCTGACGCAGATTTTTGAGCACCTCGCGCAGCTGCACGCGCGGGCCTCTGCCCCGCCACGGCGCAGCCGGATCCGGATGCAGCCGGAAGTGCAACACATCATCAGGCGCAAACATCTGGCCGCGCCATTGGATGGAATAGCTCAGGCCGTTGTCCTGCGGCAGCGTCGTCGCGCCCGGCATGGGCAGCAGCTCCTCTATCCGACCGTTATGGGAAGCGGGAAGAACGAAGGCGTTGCCGTCCCCGGATGTGAACATCGTGGTCACGATCCAGCTGACCCAGGTCTGGCGTGTCCCCAGACTGTACGGAGTGATATCGATCATGCGCGACAGTTCGTTTTTGAGCCGCTTGTCGCCCTCATCGGTGTTCTCCATGAGCCATATTGTGGCGTCGGATATGATATCGGCCACCATGCCGACGGCATTGGCGACGTCCGGCGAGTCGATGAGCCTCGAATATCCGGGCACAGTGAGGTCCGAGTCTGTGTCGGCCAGCGTTATCCATCGCGTCCCGGTCGACAGCGGGGCATCCCGCGAGCGCGGGACCGGCTTAACTCGCAATTAATCACCCTCCTTCTGAGCGCCGAACCAGCCGGCGCCTTTCTTTTTGGCTTCGAGATCTATGAGATAGGTGCAGGCTGCGAACACTGCGCAGTCGAACACATCTATGCGCAGATTCGGAGCCAGCTTGTCGTAATACGTCACGTCATCGGCCTTGTCGATGCCGTGGACGTTCTGGACGCAGTATTCAAACGGCTCAGCATGGCAGTAATACAGCGTGCCGGCCTTGGCAGAGTTCATGAGGTAGTGAAACCCCTCATTTTTGAGCAGAGCCGTCTGCGGCTGGTCCCGGACGGTAAAGTGCGCCGCCTTCATGCCGATGTAATACTCGCGGCAGAATTTGCGGTCGTGTCCCACCCGGCGCACCTTGAAACCGCGCGTGCGCATGTCCGTGAACCACCGGACCACGTCAGCGTGATTTGTGACCTTGTCGTTTGTCATGTCCAGCCAGTGGTCGTCGAGCCAGCCGAACAGAGGTATCTGGTCCTGCTCTGCCTTTACGAGCGCAGCCGGACGTGGGAACCAGCAGTGAGGGACGATGATGTCCACGCCCTGGTAGTGGCCGAACAGGCACGCTGCGGTGAGGTCATGCAGCTTTGAGAGGTCGGCGCCGCCGTACCACTCGACCGGCAGCTTGGCAAGTTGGTCAAGCGTCCAGTCATACTTGGCGTCAGACGCCCGCCACTCCTCAATGTCGAAATACGCACGCAGCGACTGGATAAAGACATTGAGGCTCTTGGTCAGGAACTCCGGTCTCATCTGGGGATCCTCGCGGGCAAGCTGCGCGTCGGCGATCATGTCCGCCGGGCGGATGCTCGCGCCCCAGCCCGGATTACAGGCCTGCATGACAGCCGGGTCATCATAGTCTACTTCGCCGTTCGCGCCCTGCTCGGCCGCGGCTATGAATACGAAGGTGCGGTCAGCTATGTCCCCGGTCACGGTGCCGTCGAGGATCTTCCGGCAGAAGTCCACGCGCTGCGCACAGAAGCCGAGCTCCAGCGAGCCGGCAGTCGAGATTCCGATGACTAATTTGTTGGAGTACGCCTTGGTCGCGTCCTTGAGCACCTGGTACTGCTTGGCGCTCTTGTAGGTGTGCATCTCGTCGGCAAGGATGATGTTGGCGTTGAACGAGTCCTGACGGTCGGGCGACGTAGCCAGGGCATTGATAGAGATATACCCGTCCCCGACATCGCCCGATATGCTGTGCTCATTGTTGCTGCCTATGATCCGCAGCCCGTTGTCGGGATCCTCGTCTACGGATATGCCTAGGCGCTTCACGTTGAATTTGAGGAAGTCAAAGCCCTCCAGGGCCTGCTTCAGCGCGCCACCGACCTCATACACCTTTGAGCCCGACATCCGATAATAGAGGGCAAAGGCCCAGGCCAGTGCCGCGGCGAAGGTGGTCTTGACGTTCTTGCGCGGGACAAATATCAGGGCCTCAACATATCGCCGCAGCTGTGTGCCCGGCTGATAAAAACCCATGATGTTGTAAACGCAGAACTTGTGATACGGCAGCAGCTCGAAGGGGCGTCCGCGCATGGGCAAGCCCTCGAGGTCCTCGCCCTGCTGGTGGCATATCGTAGTCTCGATGAGCGCGATTATCAGGTTGGCCTCTTCCGACCGGAAGTCCCAGCGCTCCGTGTCCAAATCTGACACATATCTGGCGCAGGCCTGGCGGATCTCGGTGCAGGCGGGAACGTCGCCGGACAGGACGCCCTCAACATAGGCGTCGACAGCAGCCTGGTAGTCTGCCGCTTTGGCAATGGCCGTTTCCTTGGCCGTATCCAGCAGCGCCTCTATCGGGCTTCCCGACGAGGTATTTGCTTCAACGGCGCTTCTGGCCTTTTTCAGCCCGGCGGGAGTCAGGCCCAGCTGAGTGCGCAATGCCAGGACATCCGCACGCAGCTTCTCGACGGCCGACCAGTACGGGTCTTTCGCCATGTACTCGGCTCCGGCCTTGTTGGTCATTCGAGCCACCATCTGGCCGCCCTGCTTGCGCCATTCCTTTTCCGCTCTGGAGAGCTGGCGTTCAGTCTTGGCCAGGGCCTTGATGGTCGGCTCGTATATCTCGTTGTAGGTGTCCACGGCGCGCATTGCGTCGCGGATCATGTCCTCCCTGGCCAATTCACCGCCTCCGGCCCATTCGCGCGGGCGCGTCGTTCACGGGCGCTGCCCGCGCGCGAGTTCTTGTTTCCGTTTCTCCTGAGCGCCGATTTTACCCCCCCCTCGAAATTTTTGTCCGCTGTCGGAAACGGGGCCGCTGCCAGTGCTCAAGGGCAAAGATTTTCAGCCTCAGGGGGTGGGGGGGATAGTCCGTCGGCGCCAGGACTCGCCGAGCGCCGACAGACTGCCGTCGTCGTTATGCATCGCGCGGTGCGCCTCAGCCGACAGGCTCAGGAGGTTCCAGTCAGCCCAGGCATATTCGGGCCAATCCTCGGCCGGCCAGATGTGGTGAACGACAGTAGCCTCAACGTTGCGCCCATAGCGCCGCGCCTCGCGGCAGCGGTACCCATCACGGCGCAGGATGCGCGGCCTGACATAGACACGCCATCGTCGGCTCTCGTATCCGTCCCACATTCAGCACACCTCCCGGCGGCAAACAAAAAAGCGCCTGCCTCCGACACATAGTCGAAGTCAGGCGCTGGCACTTTGGCACTGGCACTCGCCGTCTGAAATTGTCACGAGAAGCTGGCGCTTGCATCGTCGGCACCACACCGGCAGCTTCGCCGCTCTGGTATCCGGCAGGATAACCTGGTCTGTGCGGCTGCCGCATATCGGGCAGACGATCCGGCCTTCTCGCACTTCCAGTTTACCCAGCGCACCTAAATGCGTCAAGCGTTTTCGTGTACCTTCCGTCATTTTCTCGTACCTCCCGCCTAAAGATATACACAACCCCAAGTCAGATAAAAATAATAGCTATTCGATTTTTCGGCGTCTGCGAGCAGGCTCTGGCCGCGGCTCGGGCAGCAGATACGATATATATGTGTAGCAGCCGTATCCATTCTGCCGCTCGTCTCGGTCCAGGATCACAGCTCCCGGCGGCGCTGTGATAGTCACATTGTCGTCGACCAGCTGCGACTCCCGCACAGGCTTGGCAAGGTTTCGGGATCCGACATAGCCTTTGTCACCGACCGCAATTACCTTTGATTCAGCGTCCGGGTTGCGCTCTCGTACCATGTACTGCGCGATCTCCATGAGATCATCGCGACCGTAGTGCTCGCTGTCCGAGAGCTGGGAGATCTCTATGTTGTCTCCCCACTCCCAAAGTGAGCGAATCAGCTCATAGTCCGCCCGGCCGGACGTGGCGTTGATGACCATGTGGAAATGATACCGCCTGGAGCCGTCGTCCTGGAGCTCATGTATCGCATAAACGTAGCGCAGCTCCTCCCCATCCGCACGCCGCCGAGCCCGCAGCCGGTCCATGAATCGAGCCATGATCTTCTTGCAGGCCTTGCGGTTTGGAGGCAGGTGAGCGTCATCAAAGCCGAGGGTGATCCACAGGTCGTGCCTTTTGAAATTGGCACAGAGCAGCAGCTGCAGCTGCTTCCACATCGCTTTGAAGTTCAGCTTCTGTCTTGCCGCGCTGCTGCACTTGGCTTTCTCCGCACGTTCTCTTGGAGAGTCCGCCGCCATGGCCTGGGTATAGCACACGCCGTACACGAGCCGACCGGCTGTCACCGTGATGAGGCGTTTAGTCTTTGCTATGGCGGCCGCCCCCCTTTACGCGCGAAGGCGAGGCCTCAGCCTCGCCTTCCCTTTTCTGTTGTTCCCTAGGCTGCCGAAACGAGCAGCCTTCCGGCCCGGCCGATCCCCTGGCTACGCACCAAGGGTGGTTAAGGATATCGCACACGGCGCTGCCGCCCGGCAGCCGGCGAAATGATTTGCAGTCAACACTCCGTCCGTCGGCGTCTGACGCAAGCCTAAACTTTATTCTTGGCACTGGCCTTCCTCCCATCTTCAGCGGCTTTTCGTGTTCGCACCCGATATGAGTACCCATCCCGCGACCGCCCGCAGCAAGCACAGTGTACTTTGTGCAGGAGCTGCTCCGCGTCGAGCTCGGTCACCTCTTCAAACTTCGGGCTGCAGGTCACGCACAGCGTGATATGACGTTCAGTTCTCACAAGGCAATCTCCCCTTCCGGTATGACGACATCCGGTATGTAATAATAATGGCCATCACCGCCGCCATGGCTCCGGCATAGCCCGTCCATGAGCGTATGCGCATGTACCCGCAAAGCGGCACATCGAGCCAGCAGCATGCGATCCAGCCAATGAGCTCGGACCACATCGCCCAGAACAGGCGGTCAATTTGTTTCACTGACAGCTTCATCGTTCGGCATATTGCGTTGAATATAGCCCATCTCGAACAGAGACTCGTCCGTAATGGAGCAGCTTTCCTCAAGGTTATCCGGACCATCACACACCGCGTTGAGCGCGCATTTGCCGCAGTCGAGGTATGTCTCCCGAGCCTTTGCGCAATTTCGGACTATGGCAGCGTAGTCAAATTTGTTCAATATGATTTTCATTTTCACTCATTGCCTTTCTCTTTCAGCCGCGCAACCGCCTCTTGCAACGCGTCCTCGTTAACAGGCCGCCATCGCCCACCGTCAACGTCGGTAAGCACGGGCATGGACAGCAGCTCCTCCGTAAGCGGGGCGCCCTGCCTTCCCATTGCCCCGCGCGGGCAACCTACGTAATCGATGAATAACTGTCCAAATTCGCCAAGCCGCTCTAGCACTGTCTCAAGTTCCTTCTCAGCCTCAATCAGCTCGCACAGACGGTCGATGACAAAGTAAGCGCCGAGGATATCCTTGATACGTGGCTCATAGTGCTCACAAGAGTACCCGCATCCACTCATTTTGAGGTCCTTACTAGAACGTTTTAGTGTATAAGCACACGCCTCAAAGTGGGCACAATCCCCGCAATGTTGAACCCGTTTCATTCTTATTCCTCCTGTGGCCCGCGCCACTCCCATTTACTCAAATCCATGCAATCGCGGCAATGGCAGGTGAGATTGCACTCCCGGCAATTATAACTACAGGTAACCGCCGACTCCCATTTGCACGAATCGCAATTAAAGGCGAATTTAAGATCGTTGACTGCCGCGTCCCGCTCCTTCTCAGCTTTCGCTGCTCTTGCCTCTGCTGCCTCTGCGCGTTCAAGCAGTTCCGGTATTAGCGGGCAATGAGCCGCTGGAACAGCCGTACAGAATCCGCCCACCGCCGTACAGTTCCCGTTGTCTGGGTGACGGTAATGACATTTGAGGCAATTTAGCTCGCGCCTTGCAGGTTCATCTTGGGGTTCAAAGCACGCTTCGTCGAATGTGCATGGCATATTGTTTTTTGTACATTTATCAAGTACTCTGTATTTGCAAAATGACACGCTTCTTTCCCCCTTCATACACCGCCTAAACGCTCCCCTCTCATCTGCACGGCCTTATCCCGCACGAGCTTGTCTATGACGCGTCCGGGTTCGCGGTAGCCGCAGAGCCGGGTGAGCTCTCGGATGTGCCAGGCAGTTTGAGGGGTGACGCGGACGATCAGCCGCACCAGGCGTTTATTCTTCGGCATTGGCTTCCTCCTCGGCGGGAGCTGCGTACAGCGGGCAATTTGCCCTGACCGTCTCTCCCGGCTTTACTTCCACGTCACACGATCCCTTTTTTGCGCAGTTATTACAGTTGCCTTTCGACATCAAGTCGTCGAAAGAATTCTTGTAAATCTCTGCGCGGTCCCAAGCCTCGGCTATTAACCAGCATGGGTCAACCATTCTGCGCAGCCCGCTTTTGATAAGCTCCTGAGCTGCCTCGTGGGTTTGACCCATCTGTTCATAGCACGGCTCGAGCAGAACGCAGTCGCTTATTCGTACGATATTGGGGAACGGATAGCCGTAAGGGGTGAGCTCACCTCGTATGTGATCCACGCCGCATACGGCCCATTTTTCACCCGACGGCACATGCAGCACGATGTCATTCGGCATTATCGTCGTCCGCTTCGCAGCTGACCGAGCTGACAGGGACTGAATAAGGTCGACTGCGTCGCGGATTATGGCGCAGCCGTGGAGGATGCAGTTGTGCTCACGCCCACAGCTAAGGCAGCGATGCGCGTCCTGCACCGATATGCGCTGCAAGTCTGAAATCACCTGCTCGCATCTTTCAGCGGTAATATCCATATTAGTTCTTCCTTTCAAGTCTGTTCGGCCGGTTCAGCTGCCCACTTGCAGCCAGCGCAGCCCGTTGGCGCACGCCCCAGTAGCGCATTTACACACATGCCGGTCAGTTCCGACAGTTCCAGCATATCTTCAAGAGCACAGCCTTCAAGTGAGCGTATATGCCCCAGGCGGCCTGGCCTTCCGGACATGAAGCGCTGTATATCTTCCTCGGACTCACAAAGGGCATAGGCGAACTTACTAATTGAGACACCTGCTTTTGAGCATGCATCAGCAAGATGTCGCCACCGCGCAGAAAACTCTTTTTTGTCGCCTATAAGGCAAGCAGAGCTTTTATCCGCTTCCGGATCCTCTCTGGAGCTTGTTGTTGCATGGCTTTGACCTGCAGAAGCATCCGCTTCCCTGCTAAGCTCAGACACGATAGCAGCCACAGATTGTGCAGTAGGCGTCCCTTTAGCCTTGCTTCTGACACTTGCCTGCTGCTCCTGAGGCAGCCGGGCGAGTTCATATGCCGCCGACTCGGAGAGGCTGCCGGTCTCGAATGCTTCCATCCACTCCGGGGAGAGGTTCTTGCGTATAACATCCAACCGCGCCAGGCGAGATGCCGATATCTGCATAGCCTCGGCCACGGCGTCACGCAGCCGGCCGGGGATCTCCACGCCCTGACTTTTCAGCTCGGCAAGCAGCTCTCTGTAGCGCTCCGCCTGGCGCATCGTATCCGCCGACGACATGACCCTTGTCGCACGGTTGGCCTCGATCAGCAGCAGCTCCTCTAGGACATCTGAGGCGGGCTCCCTGATAATGGCCGGCACTCGGTCCCAGCGCTCCGGCTCGGCCTTCGCCAGCTCACAAATTGCAAGGAACCGACGGTGTCCGGATATTATGCGGTAGTCTCCGCTGCCGTCGCGCACCGGCCTGACAATTATCGGCTCGATAAGGCCATTGAGCGCAATGCTGTCCGCGAGCTCATCTATGCTGCTCGTGTCATAGAAGTTTTTCTCGTTCTGCAGCAGCCGTTCTCGAGGAATGAAGGTTATGGCTGTCGCCTCGGTGTCCAATTTGGACACGTCCTCAGGCTTTATGTAATCAGATACTGAAAACGGCTTCTTCGCCATTAAACACCAGCCCCCTCGAGGTATTCTGCGACCAGAGCGCGATAGTCGCGGCCGGCGGAGCTGTAGCGGCTGTACTCATTGAGGGGCTGCCGAGCAAATGTGCTCTCGTCGACCTTGTCGCTGCGCCGGATGACCGTGCGAAACACGGGGACGCCGGAGTCTCGGAGCAGCGCTTCGCCCTGAACGACCGCCGGGCTGTTGTGCCACATCGTGACCAGGATGCCCGCCGTGCGTATGCCAGGACATATCCCCCGCACTCCGGAGATCTGCGTGAGCAGCTCACGCATACCAGACACGGAAAAGGCGTCGACCTTGACGGGGATTATAACGTCGTCTGAGGCCGCGATTGCCGCGACGCTGGCGGCCGTGAAGGACGGCGGGCAGTCGATGAGCACCAAGTCGTATGCTGCCTCGCCCGAAGTCCTGGCGTCCTCGTCGATGACGTCCAGGAAATCGCGCAGTCTGCCGGCTCCAACGCCCTTGCTGACGCTGGCGATGTCAGCGGTGATAAGCGATATATCCGAGGGCACGATATCGACGCCCTCGTGCGCCGTGCAGTAGATGCAGTCGTAAGGGTCATCCGCAAGCCCGTCCATTATGCAGGCGATCGTATTCGCGTCCTCGCCGATGCCGTAAAAGTGCGAGGCGTTGGCCTGCGGGTCGGCGTCGATAACAAGGACCTTTTTGCCGTAGTCCTCGGCAAAAATTGCCGCCATGTTTACGGTGGTGACGGTTTTACCGACGCCGCCTTTCAGATTCACGATGGATATTGTTTTCATTCGTCTGTATCCTTTCCTGGGCGTTGCCGCGCCCAATGAGATATGATTCACGGAACTTTCTGCCTCTCGGCATATAGAACTCGACGGTGTAGTATCTTCTTTCGGGATGTATGTACAGGATCCGCCCCCGCGTCGGCGGAAGAGCCGGACCTCTTTCGCCGCAGGTCGGCGCACGGCATACGCGATCACCTACTTGCATTGAGCCCTCCTAAAACGGCAGCGTCATTTGCTGCTCCTCCGGCGTTGCCGGTTTGAAGCGCGACGTGGACTTGATTTGATAGCTGGCACCCTTGTAAAAAAACTTCATGTGCTTCGGATAGAACCCAAGCCGGAAATGGCCGAGCTCCCCGTCCTTGTTCTTGGCAACGTTGAGCGTGCGATTGCCCGAAGGGGTCTCCTCGTCTTCGAGGTACAGGAGCATGACTATGTCTGCATCCTGCTCTATCTGTCCTGACTCTCTCAAGCTCGCCAGTGTCGGCGCGCTCCGCCTGCCCTTTTCGGGCCGGCTGAGCTGAGAGAGTGCAACAACTGTTATCCCCGTATCCCTGCCCAGCTGCTTGAGGGCAAGAGAGATATTTGTGATCTTCTCATACCTGTCCCGTCCGGATGCATTGAGCAACTGCAGATAGTCGATGAATATCACGTCATAGCGGCGGGAAAGCGATACTGCCCTGATATCCATCGGCGTCATGCCGGAGGCTTCTACGACCTCAAGGGGTATTCTGTCACTTCTTGCACCCAGGGCCTCGACTGCTTTGAGTTCGCCGTCGCTCAGGCGGCCGGATTTGATTGAGCCGAAGTCGACCTCCGCGGCATAGGCGATCATGCGGTCATACAGCTTTTTGTCGCTCGTCTCAAGTGAAAATATGCCCACGCGCTTCCGCTGTGTCTGGGCCATCTCGTAGGCAAACTGTGCAGCCAGCATTGTCTTGCCGGCTGAAGGATACCCGCCCAGTATTATCAGGTCGCCGGGCTCGGCAAACAGATTATCGTCGAGGGGCCTGAAATTCCACCGCAGGTATTGCGGGGCCTTGTGTTCTGATTGCCGCGCATGAAACTCGCATACACCATCAATGAACGGGACTATGCGCAGCCGGCTCCGCTTGGCCAACATCAGTGACAGCTGCTCTGCGCTGCTTCGGGCCTCGTCGATGTCGGCGGCGCTGACAATTCGCATGGCTGCGGCCTGCAGCTTGCCAAGCTGTACAGTATCGCGGACGATGGCGGTATATGCTTCCCAGTTGGCAGCTGTAGGCGTAGTGTTGAGGATCTCGCCTATGACTGGCCCATATGCTTCGCCGACCTCGGCCATCAGGGTAACAGGATCAACGGGCCGGCCCTCTGAAAACAGCTTGCAAACTCCCTTATACAGGCTCCCGAGAGCGCCGCTCCCGAAATCCTCCGGAGAGAGCCTCCGAACAACATCGCCGACGATTTCAGGGCTTATCAGCATGGAGCCGATCACGGACTGCCTGGCAGCGTTCAGCGTTTGTTCATTCACCACTCCTGCGTCCGCTCCCCTCCGCCGGGGGTGCGCTGGGTATGCGCTCCGGGTATTTTTGAGTAATCGTCGTTCCAAGGCTCGCTGTTGAGCCAGGTGGACGCATGAGGGATTATGCCGCGGCGCCATTGCTCGCTGCACATGTCCTTCTCAAGCGTCTGCGACATCAGCTTCAGGAGCTCGTCGTCGGGCTTGAGCTTGTCCCAGGCGCGCACCGCAGCCTTTCGGCCGGCGCCGTTTGGATATGCTTTCCAGAATCTTTCAAAGCACTCAGGTTTCCATGTGGGTGTTGATACCGTGCGTCCGCCCTTTTTGGAGCCGGCACGCGCATTTCCCCCCTCCGGGGGGACTATAGGGGGGTTAGTATTATCATGTATATATAATCTACTACTATTAGGGTGGACATTTTTGTCTAGACCCCCCTTGCCGGGGAAAAACGCGCCGGCATAAATCCGGCGCTCGCTTCCATTGTCAGTAGTTGCCATTTCGCAGCGTATAAACCCTGCCGCCTCCATCTGAGAAATCATCCTGCTGATGGTCCGCTCCGACACGCCGAGGACCCCCGCAAAATAGGTGTTCGTCGCCCAGCAGTAACCGTCCTCGCCTATGAGGGCGGAGAGCTCTGCATAGAGCAGCTTCGCTGTGGACGACAGCTCCTCGGAGTATCTAACCTCAGAGGGCAGCTGTGCCCAGTAACTGCGCCGTACTTCTGGCATAGTACACACTCCCCTCTTGCATTTTGCGAGATATCGGATATAATGGACTTACATTCGTCTGTGTCTCTGGCATGGACTGCGTCGTACCGGTTGCCGCCGGTGCGGCGCTTTTTTTGTTCTTGCACATAGTTCACACCACTTTCATTCCCGGATAGTACTCCGGTACTTCTTCCACTCCGATGCGCGGGCGCCCAGGGCCTCGCTTGCGCTTCGTTGCAGTTGGGGTCTGCTTCGGGGACTCGGGCTGTGCCGAGGATGCCGGCGCCGCCGGTACGTAACGTATCGCTTCCTGCTTGATGGATTCCAGGTATGCCTCTACATCCGCTTCGGAGAATCGCATGGTCGAGCCCATGACATAGTAGACGCCGATGCGCCGGGTCTTGGCCAGGCGATAGACCGTTGACTCAGAGACACCGAGCCTCTCGGCTACTTCCTTTTTGGTCAGCATTTTTTACCTCCTTTGCAAACTTGAGGGACATGGCGGCCTGAATAATGTCGTCAAGCTCATCCATGATATCGTCATACGCTCCGCGCTCCTGCGCGTCGATCTTCCCGTCCTCGGCGATCTCTATCAGGTCGTCGAGACGTTCTTTCCGGCCGAAGTCCCGCAGCCTGCGCAGCAGCGACAACACGGCCTGCGGCAGCTCCGTGACCTCAATGTCCGGGATAATGCCGGGGGCTCCGAGACTGTCGACGAGATACCAGTAGGCAAGCACCTGCTGCCCTGTGACGTCCACCATACGGACAACGGCCTCGCTCGATATCTGCTGCTCGCCGAGCTCCCAGGCCGCCACCGTGCGGACAGAATAGCCTAGGGCTTCCGCCCAGCGCTCCTGGGTCATGCCTGCAATGCCTCTGCCGATTCGCGCGATATTCCTGCGGTCGCGGCTCATTGTGTCAGGCCTCCTTTCGGCATAAGCTGGAATCATCATCGTACAGCATGATCGTGTCTCCGTAGGCCGCCATGTCATACAGGTCGTCTATTGTGCAGCCGAGGCTGGCTGCAATTATCGGCAGCTTGTCGGCTGACGGGAACACAGTCCCGGCTTCCCAATAGTGAACAGCAACTAAGGTAACACCGCATCGGCGTGCCAATTCTGCAAGCGTCAGGCCGCGGGCAATGCGCAGCGACCTAATGTTCATTCTTGGTTTTTCCATAAATTCATCCCTCCCCCCTTGCCTCACAACCGTCCATCGTGTTATGATAGGCGCGAAGCTAAATTGTGTTTAAACTATAAATCATCAATTGATGATTGTCAATGGCAATTCATCGATAAATGATTTTTTGTGCAAATTGCGACTTCTTTCATTAGAAAAAGGAATTGTGCAACATGGACAAAGACGCTGTCATATGGAGAATACAGAATTACTGCAAATTACGCGGGGTTAAACCAACCGTAGCCTGTGAAGCGTCTGGCGCTGGTCGTAACTTTATCGGCGATATTCGGTCCGGAAAAAACCCCGGCATTGACCGTTTTGAAATGTTGGCTGATTATCTTCATGTAACAGTTTCGCAGCTGCTGGGGGAGGAAACAAAAAAAGAGCCCGACGGCGAGAATGCCGTCGAGCTCCCTGATCCTCTTGATGCGCAGCTTATGGACCTGTTACGCCGGGCTGATCCTGAGACGAAGTCTGCGATGCTTGTTCTTTTACAGCAGCGGAAAAAAGACGAATAAACTCACGTTTTTCATTGTCCGACAGTGTGGCAAACAGTGCAATGATTTGGTCATCCAGATCAGAGGGCATTTTTCCGGCTCCTTTCCGACCCGGTCCCGTGTCTTATTGGTACCGAAGTGAGTATAGCATAATATTACAACCTTTGCATTATGTGGAGGTGTAGCAAATGGAGAAGGCAAAAAACATTGTCCTCGTGATCTGCGGTATTATGCTGTTCTTTGGTTCGCAGGCGGCAAACGCTTTTTGGCTGTATATTTTTGCTTGGCTGGCAGGCATCATTATGTTAATTGCCGGTATCGTTGGCTTGGCGCAAATGGGGAAGAAAAGGCGTGAGGCCGAAGCCCTCCGTGAGCTTTTTGCCGCGAGTGAGCAAGCTGAGACTAAAAAACCGACCAAGCTCTCCGAGGACTCAAATGAGCTCAAAACAGAGTCAGAGCTAACACACACCGAGCCACCAACAGAAGGAGTATATTTAAAGACAACAATTCCAAAGCGAATAGGCAACTGTATTCAGGCATATTTCTATCCTGATGTGCCGCTTCTCCTACTTGACAATGCTGATAGCATTTTAGACAAAATGGTGCACTTAGGCAATACAGAGTGCTGTGCTTCACAAGAGGACGCCCAAATTGTCCTCCGTTATGATGGAGAGATATTTGCCGAACTTTTGGACCGTGAGGACATGGTGGAGGATTGGCTGCTGCACGATGACCCATTTATTATCGGCTTGAGTTCGTTCGATGGCGACAATACCGCAACTGCATACATAGCATTCTTCCGAGACGAAGAGAAAAGGCTCGCCTCACGCGAAATGCGTGTATACAAATTGACGCATTATGCAGATGAGATAGGACAGATAGGGCTCATAGATGCGGAGCCAGGTGACAAACTTAAGCTACGTGCAACTTATGACAGCGATTCATATGAGGATTGCGTAGAAGTATCAAATGGCTGCACAATCGGACGGTTACCCAAAAGCGCTGCAAGCAGGTATCTAGCCATTGGGGCCGGCGGTGCATTCATTGATCATCTTGAATACGATGAACGTCAGGGCCTTGATGTGCCTTTCGTAAGAATATATTGGTGACTATCTTTACGTGTCCAATTTGGACACCTGAGCCGCTCTGAAGAAGGGCGGCTTACCTTTAGGCGGAGTGCTATGGGATACTTGAAGAAAAAAGTCAAAGACGAGCGCGGGGTTTGGGTGCCTGTGTATGCCAACACGCCGGAGGAGCTCGAGGCAAAGGTCGCCGCCAGACTCGTGCAGATCGAGGAGGCCAAGGCTCTCGCGGCCAATCCGTATGTTTACCAGGTTGCCGCTGACTGGTACGCCACGACCACACAGCGCAGCTTTAAGCGCCGGGAGGATTACCGCAACGCCATCAACAGGCACATCTGTCCCGTGATAGGGCAGATGCACATATCCGAGGTCTCCGCCGCCGACGTCGCCTCTGTAATGGCCGCGGCCGACGGGTACAGCCGCAGCCTGCAGGACAAGATCGCCAGCACGCTCCGGCAGGTGTTCGCTTACGCCGAAGAGAGGGAATATATAGCGGAGAGCCCGTGCGACAAGCTGAAGGCTGGCGGTAAGAAGCCCTCCGAGAAAAACGCACTGACGCCCGAAGAGCAGTCCACGCTGCTGCGCGTTGTCGCCGGCCAGCCGATAGAGGGCTTTGTCCGGCTCGGTCTGTTCGCCGGGCTGCGCCGGGAGGAGATACTCGGGCTCATGTGGGACTGCGTCGTCCTGGATGGGCCGGCGCCTCACGTCAAGGTGCGCCGGGCACTGCGCTGGGAGCACAACCGCCCAGTCGTCTCTGACGCGCTCAAGAGCTATGCATCCCGCAGGGACGTCCCTATACCCCCGCAGCTGTCAGACTGGCTGAGGGAGCATCAGGCGGCCTCAGGCTATGTGATTTGCACCGAGGCCGGTCAGCCGTGGTCAGAGGCTAGTTTTAAGAGCGCCTGGGGATATATTAAGCGCCGGCAGGTGGGCACAGTGTCGCGGCAGCGCCTGGATCCGAAAACCGGCAAGCTGTGCAAAGTCCAGGTAGAGAAAAAGCTCGGCGACAAAGTCCCGAACTCTGCGCTGACTATCGAGATTGACTTTCCTGTCACGCCTCACATATTGCGGCACACCTACGCGACCAGTCTGCTCATGGCCGGCACCAACATCAAGGTCGTCCAGCACCTGCTGGGACACGAAAAAGTGGACACGACGCTCAACATATATACCCACCTCATGGAGCGCAGCGCCGAGGCAAATATCGGAGCCGTATGCGCCGCTTTTGGAGGCAACAGGGGATAATATTGGGGATATTTTTCCCGGTAGCATTCTGTATGCATTGATATTCCAGCATTTCTGACATTATAGCCATTGCTTCACACGCAGGAGGTCACTGGTTCGAGTCCAGCAGTCTCCACCACATAAAATCGGGGTCTTCCGACCCCGGTTTTTGTTTTTTCAGGGTATAAATATCCCCGGGACGGCGTGGTCCCGGGGATATTTCATTCTCCGCAGCGCTCGGCGAAGAGGGCGGCGAGGCGGGGGAGGTCGGAGGGGGCGGAGGCGAGATAGGCGGCGGGGGCCAGCTCCTCCCGGCTGCCGTAGCCGTAGAGGCAGCCTATGGCGGGGACGCCGCCGCGCTGCGCGGCCTCCATGTCGTGCCTCCGGTCGCCCACCACGGCGAAGGGGCCGGGGTAATGCCCGCGCAGGCGCTCGAATATCTCGTACTTGGGCCGGTAGCCAAACTCTTCGGCGCAATAGAGGCCCTCGAAATATTGCTCCAGGTGGAACTGTTCCGTGTGAGCTTCGAGATACGAAACGGGGCAGTTGCTCAGCAGCACCAGGTGGAAGCCGCGTCGCCGCAGCTCCGCGAGCGCCTCCGGCACGCCGTCATAGAGCTTTGCCTCGCCGCGGCGAACCAGCTCGAGCATGTTGTCCCCCACCAGCTTGGTGCACTCCCGCTTTTCCTCTTCGCCTATGTTCATGGCGAAATAACCCCACATCTCGTCCGGCGTCATGCCTATGCAGGGGCGCAGCTCCTCCTCGCTGAGCGTCCGGGGCTCCGTCAGGCCCTTGGCGGCCAGGTTGTCCCAGGCGAGCTGCACGGACGGGGCGTAGATCTTCATGCTGTCGTGCAGCGTGCCGTCGTAGTCAAAGAGCAGGTTCGGCAT